TTATGTATGCAGCATCCTCTGCTACTTCAGGTGGTACTATTATAACATACCCTATACCCATATTGAAAGTCCTACACATTTCCTCTTCAGGTACCTCACAGTTGAGCATAATCTTACTAAAGATATCAGGCAGTGGCCAACTGTCATAGTTAACTTCAACTGTTAATCCTTTAGGTAAACACCTTGGTAAATTCTCAACCAATCCACCACCAGTAATATGTGCCATACCCAATACAGGTATATCATGTAACAGATGAGATACTAAAGATGTGTAGATTGTAGTTGGAGTAAGTAACTCAGGATGTTTGAAACCACATTCATTGATAAGAGTATATCCATTACAATGTATTCCACTACTCTCTATACCAATAGCAACATCACCTTCTTTGATTAAACGACCATCTATAATTCCATCCTCTTCTACTATACCTGTACAGAATCCTGCAAGGTCATAGTCACTCTGTTTATAATGCTCTGCTGTTTCTCCACCTATTAATTCTATACCTGCTATCTCACACCCTTTAAGAATGCCACTCATTATTGCATCCACATTCTTATCTAACTTCTTTGTAGAAATATAATCTAAGAAGTATAGGGGTTTAGCACCACAGGTAATGATATCGTTAACGCACATAGCAACAAGATCAATTCCTATAGTGCTATATCCTCCTAACTCAATTTTAGTCCCAACACCATCAGTGCCAGAAACCAGTAAAGGTTTCTCATACCCAGTAGGGATTTTAAATGCACCACCAAAACCACCAATAGAAGGTGCTTTAATTTTTAGTCTTTCCACAAATGCATTACCTGCATCAATATCAACGTTATACTTCATACTCTACATGTGTGTTCTGAAGCAGGATCCCAACAACCTGGACAATCATACTCCTCTTCATAGTTATGTAATTTCTTTATTACTATATCATATTCAGGTTCAGGATGCAAATTCTTATAATGTTCACATGCTTTGAGCATATAACTTACATCTTTCTCGTTAAATTGCATAGGACAAACTCCAGTCACCCATTATTTATTCCATAAAAAAAGGACTCCGAAGAGTCCTTTTGAAATATGTAATCCGAATTACATGAGGTTTGCAACTTGTACTCTTCTGTAGTACTTGTTTGCGTTGGCTGTAAGAGCACCACTTCCTTGGGTAAGTCCGCCTGAGAATGGGTTTGAAACCATGCCGTAACGAGTCTTGAAGCCAATTTTTGGTTGGAAGGTATCTGGATTGATTGCTCTGACCTGCTGTAGAGGCACATATGGGCAATAGAATAATCCAGCATCGTAAGGTGAAGTACCTTTGTATCCAGCAACGTAGAAGTGCTTATCAGCAACGTTAGCAGAATATGGGTCAACGTAAACCTTAATGCGTCCGTTAAGAGTACCAACGAATGTTGAAGAAGTGTCATCAACAGATGTTAGACTGTTATTACCATTAAGAGCAGGAGCGTAGTCAAGAACACCAGCCATGCCTAGAGCAGAAGCAACGTCTGCGGAGCAGATCATTATGTTGCCCTTCCCGCGACGAGTCTCTTGTCCGATAGCGTTTGCATCTCTTTCAATCTGGAATAGAAGTCCTTTGAATTTCTCAACAGACCATCTACCATTTGAGTCAACGTCTAGGTCAAAGATTCCGTCTGTTGCGGTATCATTGATAGCACCTTTAACAGCGTTAACGTAGATTGTACGAACAACTTCACGGTTGATTTCAGCAAGAATTTCAGTTGAAAGAATATTGCTAAGTTCCTGTTCAGCATCCAAACCATGAATTGCCTTAAGGTCTTGAGCAAGTTCTAAACTGTACTCTGCTTTCAAAGCACGAGACTTTGCAGTCACCGTTACTTTCTCAATGGCGAAGCCCATTTCGCGGAACTCAGTTCCAGACTCACCTAAAGCTTCAGCACTTGCTGTTGCTAATCCTTGAGCATCACCTGTTAACTCGTAAGTTCCTGGTGAACCGTCGTTAAGAACGGCAGGGTTAGTACCCTCAGCGTCGTTGTTAGCAGAGCTAGAAGCGCCTGGATCATAGGAGGTTCCTGAACCACCAGATTGACCAGCGTTTGGCTCGTTGAAGAATGCTTCTCTGTATGCTGCATTCTGAGGGTCTCTTTGTGTACCGTAGTTAGTACGCATTGCGAAGATAAGTCCAGTTGGACCTGTCATTGGTTGAACGCCAGCAATGTCATAAGCAATAAGCTTAGGCATTGAACGACGAATCAAACTAATGAGTACAGGGTCAAAACCAGCAACAGGACCTGTTGCAGTAGCACCAGCACCGAATCCGCCTGTTCCAGCAGAGTTAGTTGGGGCTTCTGTTAGCATCTGCGACTCTTCGCGAGCAGCAAATTCTTGGTTCTCAAGAAGTTGTGCGACAACTCCACGCTTGTGAGAGTCTTCTATCTTTGGAAGACTATCGTGCTCAAGTACGGGTGCCCACTTCTCTTGTAATTGTTTTAGATCAGCCATTTTAATTCCTTAAAATTGTTTTTAGAAAAGTAGTGTTTACAAAATCATGCTTAATTAGTCCAACGGCTCAGGGCATCAACATAAGCTCCCATCACGCCTTCTGGTTTGGACTCTTCTACTAGGGGTTCTGAGTCTACACTTGGGTCACTAGTAGATGTAACTACAGTTTCCTTTTTGTTAGTGAAGTAAGATTCCTTAATAGTTGTGATCTTCTTACGAAAATCATCCTCACTCTCAAACTCAACACCCTCAGAAAGTTCGCTTAGCTTCTCTTTCTGTGTCTCACTGAGACCTAGAGCACACTCTGTCACAATTTCCATTTTAGTAAAGGCACCAACTTTCTTATTCAAAGAAACGTTAGCTTCAATTTGCTCGTTGAGTTTTCCTTCCATTTCATCTAATTGCTCAACCATACCGTCTAGGAGGTTGAACTTCTCTTCGGGTACACCAACATGGTGTTCCACGAATAGATCTTTAAGACCAGTCATGAATGACTCTGCAATCTCGTTTTTAACACCATGCTCAATAGCAAGGGCGTTTTCTTCTGCCCACTGCTTTGCAGCATACGAGATGTAGTCGTCAACCTTCTCGGCCAATTCTGTTTTGATTGCTTCCACTTGTTCGGTAAGTGCAGCTTCAAATGCTTCTTGTAGTGATGCTTTCTCTTTAGTAACGCGAGAATTAACAGCAGCTTCAAAAATAGTAACTGCTTTGTCTCTAAACTCTTCGCTTAGTTCTTCACCAGCGACAAGAGCGTTAACATCTTCAGTAAAGTCGTACTCGGCTTCAGGGGTTTCTTCTTGGATCGCTTCGCCATCTGTCTCCTTAGAGTCAAAGATTTTTCCTGAGAGTCCAGCACTTACGTTACCAGATCCTGCATCA